AAGACTTCCCACAGGACTTACAAGATGCAGTCGGTGTCATTGCGAAATGTGCTGCAAACAGTTTTGAAGCAAAAGCCGGCAATGGCGATGACAGCTTAGAGAAAGCTGGAGCGAAATTCTCGAAGGATGCAATCAAGAAACTGAAGGCGATCATTGCCGCCGTAGAAGACTTGAAATCACTACTGCCTGATAATGAAGCATCTACGCAGAAATCAGACAGTAATGATGATAAAGTCAATGAGCTTGCGAAACAACTGGAAGGGCTAAAAGAAGTCATCGAAAAGCTGGACGTGAAAGAGAAAGACGATGAAAAGTCCAGCATAAGCGATGTTGCTAAAGCTCTGAAAGATGTTTCTGACAGGATCAAATCTCTTGAAGACGGTGGTGCTGTAAGAAAAAGCATTTCCGATCAAGATAGTGATGGCGACGATGAGCCTAACGGGGCAGGAGAGGATGGTAAGGTTCTCTGGCCTTCGCTTATAGGCAAAAAATAACGGACAAAATCAGAGCCAGGGAAAACGTGTAAGTATTGTTTAGAATTAAAAGGAGTACATACAATGAGATCGAACAAGCAAATGCTTTCAAAGAAAGATCAGATTGCGGCACTTGAGAAAATGGTCAGTCTTCCGGCTATTGTGCTTGAAGCTGAAGAAGCTGATCGTTTCATCGACTATATTGTCGATCAATCTGTACTGAAAAACAATGCCCGTATTGTAAAGATGAGTAAAGAAACAAAGAACATTCGAGCCCTTGGTTTGGGTACGAACAGATTTCTCTATCCAGGATCAACATTCACTTCCTCAGATTATCTGAAAACTCTGACTGAGCATAAAATCCCACTGACAAGCAAAAAGTTACGTGGCTGCGTTGTCATTTATGATGATGACTTAGAAGACAATATCGAAGCTGATGCTTTTGCCGATCATGTAATGCGTATGGTAGCTGCAAAAATCGCCAATGAGCTTGAAGAAATCTTCTGGATTGGTGACACAGCAAGTGTTGGTGGTTTTGCAGCAACAGATGCCCGCAGTCTATTCGATGGCTGGCGATACAGAATCAAGTACAGTCAGCAATCTTCTGGATATCTCAGCGGATATTACAATACAGTTTCCGGCAGATCGACATTGATTACAGCGAAAGACATAACTGATTATGTTGATGGGGCTACTGCAATTTCGCTTGGAACGCTCAAGGAACCCATTACTAAGAATGGTTTTGTCTATATCTGTTCCGTTGCAGGAACACAAGCCAACGCGGGTGAGCCAACCTGGCCGACTGTTCTTGGTGGAACGGTAGTCGATGGTACTGTTACTTGGTTGTGTTATGGCTATGACTGTTCTTTGGCAGGTAAAATCGCCGAGCAGAATGCCAGCCAGCCGTACAATTGGGAATTTAAGTATAATAACATGCTGAAGAAATTCCCGTCGGAATACAAAAAGATCGGGCTTGCCAATTTGAGATTTTTCCACTCCGATCAAATTACTATGGATTATGTGAACGCCTTGTCGGCACGTTCAACAATTATGGGTGACAAAGCTATTCTTGGCCAGAGTGCTTTGGAGTATGGGCAAGTGCCGATTGTTTCGTGTCCTTTGATGCCGATGACGATGTCGGAAGCCGGTGTCCTTGGCGGTGGCACTTATGGTGACGCTCTGTTGACTTCAAAGAACAATCTGATCCTTGGTATCCAGCGTCAACTGAAAATCGAATCTCAGAGAATGGCAGCCGATGAAGCAACCTATTGGTTCTACAGCATGAGAGTCGATAACGCTATCGAGAACGTTCATGCTTGTGTTTTGTTAGAGCACTTGACGACGTCGTAATTCTGTTGTATAGAAAGAGAAGAAGTGAATTTGTGTAAGTAAAAGGAGTAGAAAATGAAACGGTTTGTTATTCGCAACTACGGTCCTTCAAGGCAATTCCCTTTTGAGGATCAGGCAATTTGTATATCCAACGATCAAGCTATCGAAACTGATGATGAACAAATAGCTGAAGCTCTAAAAAAGCATAATGCTGTGCATGTAACAGATCGTGGTGTGCGAGAATTAACAGAACAGAAAACAATCGAGCAGAAAGTGAATTCCAAAAATGATTCTCCATCCGATGACACTATCATTGAAGATGTTGATGGTACAGAAAATGTATATGAAATCCAGTACAATGATATGACAGTGTCGGAACTCAAAGAGCTTGCAAAAGACAGGGACATCAAAACGTCTGGATTGAGAAAACAAGATTTGATTGGCGCTCTTGAAGCTTATGATGTATCAGACGTTGATGAGCTTGACGAGGATGCAAACGAAGACTCAGAATTAGAAGAAGAATAGGAGTAATATTTTGGATTCACTAAGCACAATTGTTGATGAAAACTAAGGAGATCAAAAATGAGTGTACAAACATTAAGTTCTTTAGACAGAACCGTCTTTCAGCCGCTTGGCAGGATATTACAGGAGGCATTTGCTGATGGGTTTATTGGGACAGGCTCTATTGCTATCACAAAAGATTTTGCCGGCTCTACATCTGCGTACAATAGAGCAATTTACATTATAGGGGAACTTGACGGCGGTGCTGCTCTTAATGGTATGTTCAAATTCAGGACATACGTTAATGGCACAATGACAAGTTTGGTACAGGTTGTTTGTGCCAATTTGCATGTTAAGGATGATGGTTTGCTGATATATGGAAGTGGTGAGTATAATTCCGCATTTTATGCAACAATTGAAACTGAGAAAACATCAGTAGCCGGTTCCGCTCTAAATGCAAATCTCTGTGCTTATCAAGCCTGTTATTACTTTGATGAAACTACGGGTGCTCCGGCAAATGCTTACGTTCTTGGTGTGCCTAATGGAACACCGCATCAATGGGATGGTCTATTATTGGCTCAGAGTAAAGAAGCCCTTGGTGCTCATTTTGCTGAAGATGGCACGGCAGTTGTGACTGCAAATGATATAATGATTCCAGTTAAAATTGGTGGGTCAGTTTATTATATTCCCGCCTTAGCTGATGATGATGTATCATAGCAGTTTTGGATTTAAGAATTAAAGGCTTCGGGAGTGTGCCTTGAAACACTCCCAAATGTTAACCTTTTTGAAGAGAGTAAGGAGAACAAAAATGAAAGTAGAATTGACAGTAAAGCAAAGAATCAATTTACAAAGTATTCTCCCTGCACAGGGTGACTTTTTGACGATGAAAATGCTCCGTGTACTCAGAGAAGATTTGAGCTTTTCTCAAAAAGAACATGAGTTGTTGAAATTCAAGCAGTATCCAAACGGTTCGGTGGAATGGGATTCTAAGGCAGAATCAGAGAAAAAGAAAATTGAAATTCCAGAAACAATTGTGAATTCTGTCAAAGAGATTCTCGAAAGAGCGAATGCGGCAAAAAAAATCACCGAAGCTCATCTGGACTTCTATGAAATGTTTATGAGCCTGGAAGATCAAACGGAGTAAAACTAAAATGAGCAAAAGAGATTTGACAAAACTCGATTTTCAGCCATTTGAGCCTCTCGGCAGGATTATACGTGAAGCCTTCCGCGATGGGATTCTTAATGACGTGTCTATAGATGGAACCCTCGATCTCAACGGTATCACAGACGGTAACATTCCTTATATATCAGCAAGTGGTTTTGCTGATAGTAGCATTTCCGAGAAATCAACTACAATCGAAGTTGATAATGAACTTGCTGTGGTGAAAAAAGCTTATAATCCATCAAATGCTCCATTGTCAAATCATCCATTTTTGGGATCATTTGCTACGTTAGAATGGGTCAATAAACGAGACACGTCTGATGTATTGAATGGAGTCCTCACGCACATAGACTCAGACGACCAGGGAGATTCGGCATACAACGTCTGGGGCGACGGTAAGTTTATCTACCTGGCCAATAGAGATGGAGGGTTACACGTCTACAGCGTTAGCGACGCCGGAGTCCTCACGCACATAGACTCAGACAACCAGGGAGATTTGTCAATCGACGTCTGGGGCGACGGTAAGTTTATCTACCTGGCAAATTACGGCGGAGGGTTACACGTCTACAGTGTTAGCGACGCCGGAGTCCTCACCCACATAGACTCAGACGACCAGGGAGATGGGGCATACGGCGTCTGGGGCGACGGTAAGTTTATCTACCTGGCCAATAGAGATGGAGGGTTACACGTCTACAGTGTCGATAAGGCTTATGAATATGATAAAGGAAATAAAGTACATGCTTTTGTAGGGGGTGTAGAGCATGGAGCCGATGGAATTTCACAAGGTACTCTAACACTTTGGGACGGAAGTGGGGGTAACACACCGGGATACGTTAGAATAGGTTCTCCAAATGGTACAGTCTGGTATCTTTTTGTTGAGGATGATGGAACCGTGAAAGTGCATAATGCCGCCCCAACCGCCAATGCAGATGGGTCAGCCATTGGAGATCAGACGGACTAATGAAAGCATTCAAGATACTATAATTCCATGACATATTATTAAATAATAACGTATTAAAAATTGGAGTATTTACAATGCTTAGGCGAAAAGAAAACGAAACTGACAGATTTGTGATTGAAGATGTTCAAGAAACAGTTGTTGATTCGTTTACAATAGAGTAACTTGAGAGGCGTATAGAGAAGTAAGAAATTCTTATCAATCAACATACCAAAGAAGCTGAGCGTTTGAAAATTAAATTGGAAGAATCTTTGAGAATCGTAAATAGGGAAAAAAATGACCGCATCAGGAAATTACATAGTTGAATCGGATGTTGATAACTGGCCGTCTGCAATTGCAGCAACAGAGAATTTCACAACGACTGCTGTAGATGCCAGCACTGACAAAATTACAGTCACTAACGATATTGCAACATGTACAGAATTGCAGTTTAGTTCAACAGGTGAAGTACCTACTCCTTTAGTTACTGGGACTACATACTATGCAATCAATGTAGATGCTACTCATATTAAAGTAGCGTCAACTCCAGTCAATGCTGCTGCTAGTACTGCAATCGACTTGACTGATACTGGTTCAGGAACTCACACACTTGACATAGGAAGTGGTAGTAGTGAAATAGAGAGACAAGAAGTAATAGATCGTGCTGAGCAAATGATTGAAGAGATTACACGTGATTACTTTTATTCTAAATCTTTCGTTCTATATTTTGATGGTAATGGGAAAGATAAACTCTTTCTTGGACTAACTCCTGATATACTTACTGTCACTGAAATCAAAATCTCAGGTGTCGTCTTAACTACTGCTTGGTGGACATACGACAAAGTTTCTGTATATCTCGACCCAGAAGCAACAACTGGAGACGAATACGCTGAATTGCTTTTGCGTTTGAAATATGAAAGAAAACTATTTCCAAGAGGGAACGGTAATATTAAGATTACTGGTACTTATGGTTGGACATCTTGTCCTGTTGCAATAAAACGAGCAGCTATTATTCTATGTCGTTATGAGAATGATGAGACACTGTACACAAAGTATGATGATCTTGAAAGTGATAAACTTGGAGATA